AAATAACGTGTAATAATATTTGCCCTTGGCTGATACCGTGCCGAAAATGCCCTCGGTAATGTCCCTGTTGTCCCATTTCAGCGGATAAAACTGCCGCCCCTCAACAAATGACAGCCGCACCCTGCCCCGTTCTATGTATTCCCTCAGAACACAGCCGCCCTGAGCAAACGCCGCCGAAAGCAGTCGGGGAATGTTCTTCCAGAACCCTTCACGGCATAAAAAATCACGAATGAATGTGTCATAAACCTCCGAGCCGCAGGTTATGTCCACCTGCTCCGCAAAGCACTTGTGAGAAAACTCGTCACACAGTATCTTTGCCGTGTTCAGCATATTCATCTGCCGCACAGTGCCCCTGTTCAGCCCCGCACGCTTCACCTCACGCCATTTCGGGCGACCCTCGTAAATGTCCTGCCACCTGTCCATATAGCCGCTGTAAAAGCCGTTATCCCCGAGAAATTCTTCCTCGGGAAACGCCTGCCGCATTTTTTCTATCATCATCTGCCTGTCACCTCATTTCAATAATATCGCTCATATACGGCTCAAAGCTGTATTCAAAAGCGTCAAGGCTGTCAATGTTGTAATTGCCGTCATCGACACGTATATCCTCAGTAGGATCCTTGTCCCACACCGCCGTGCTCAGAGCCGCAATGAAATTTTTGCACCCCGATATGACCTGAAAACGCATTTGGGACATAATCATATTCGTAAGCCGTATGCGCCCGAGTATCTCCGTCTTTTTGGCATTGCGTATCTGAACGGGAAGCTGTTCTTCGGCACATCTGCATTTGATGCCCCTCAGAAGCGTTGTCTCCGCATTATCGAAATACGCCTCGGGGACATTGAAGCGAGCCTGACAGCGGCGGATAAACGCCACTACATCATCTTCAAGTTCTTTCGGCGTAATAACTTCCTTGCGGTAATATTCATCAAGCACAACGATTTTCCCGAAACGGCGGCTGAACCCCGTGCATATTCCTGCGTGAGCCGAGCCGTTGCCGCCGAAGTCGAAGCCAATGTTTGCAAACAGAATATCATCGGGAACAGTGTCAATTACATACAGCGCAGGATTATCCGCAAACTGCTTGTAAATAACGCCCTCTGCAGATACCCATAAACCCTTGATGTACCTGTCGTGGAATACCCCCGAAAACTGCCTGTCAGCATTTTCAAGCTGTTCAGGGGTAAGAATGGGATTGTCCGACATCAGGAAATGCAGGTGCAGAGCCTTGCGCTCATCAGCCTTTTTTACCCACTCAGTGTAGAACCAGTGATTAGGCGTATCGGGATTGCAGTTGAACCACAGCTTAGCACCTTGCACCGACAGCGTTCTCGCTATAGCCTGATCCACGAAAGAACGGGGCATAAGTGCCACTTCATCGAACAACACCCCCGAAAGCGTAATGCCCTGTACAAGCGTATATGAGCTTTCGTCCTTGCCGCCGTAAACGAAGAAATTATTCTGTACACCGTTGCCCTCTACGGTCAGCAGATTTGCCGACCGTGAGTAAGATATGCGGAAATAACAGGTAATGTCGGCAATGCTCTGAATAGGGATAATGATGTTTCTTTCAGCAGACCGCACCGTCTTGCCGCATATGCCGAAGGTCGCCCCGTTAAAGCGTCTCATCGCCCACAGAATGAATGAAGTGACCATACATATGGTCTTGCCCGAACGAACCGCTCCATCGCATATGATAGCTTTGTATTCGTCCCTGTAGCACCATCTGAATATCTTCTTCTGCTTTGCCGAAAGCTTTTCAAACGTCATTCGTCATCAGCCTCCAGTGCTTTGTAAAGTATAGGCACTTCCGAAGATGCAGAACCGTTCGGAATTTTTTCCTTAAGCTTAAGCTCACGCTTTTTAAGGGCAAGCTCCTCGTGCGCAATATCCTTGCCGAGTATCTGTATCACCCTGTCAAACGCCTTTGTATCGCCCTGAGCAGCACTGAGGAACATAGACATAACAAGCACCATCTCGTTGTCCATATCATCAGGAGAAACACCGAGAGCTTCAAGCTGCTCCCTGTCATTGGCAGCAGCGGGAAGTTCAAGCAGAGCCTTCATCTTCTGCTTCATATCCTTCTTGCGCCGCCTTGCTTCACCCGAGGCCTTGCCGCCCTTTGCGCCGTTTTCTCGAGCTTCACTCGAGCTTGGAACTATTAAATTCTTTTCATTCACGGGTCACCACCTGCTTGGTTTGGAGTATAAAAAAACCGCCTGCAGTTTGGCAAGCGGAAAGAAAATTAGAATTTGTATAGTATGCTGAACCTTTTTAAAAGTATCAGCAGATTCATTATTAAATGAAGGAAAAAGAAATAAACGATTATGCTTATTATTGTTTGCCCTGAGATAATGTAATTATCGAATTCCAAAATAAGATATTGGTTTTGATCATCTGATATTATAAATTTAGCGGTACAAAAAATAATAGAAACAGTTGACATTACAATCTCATATGCTGATATTTTTTTTGAATCATCAATGGCTTTATAAATAGCTTCTTGATAGTCTTCAATTTCATTTGCAGTATGCGATCCATCAGACTTGTGTTTCTGAATCAGTTTTTCACAATCAAGAGAAGATAACCATGAGGAAAATCCCGTAAATATTGCAATAAAAATAGAAATTACTACCATAACACGATCAATAGTATCATTGTCTATGGGATTTGATAATGAGATAGTTATTGACAAAAGGAGCGGAAAAATAATTACAGATGAAACCAGTTCCTTTTCATTTATAAATTCTGCGTATTGCTTAAAAATAGCAGTTAGGCTGTAGAAACGTGTTTGCTCGGGTTTAAATATTTTCATGCGCACTAGCAATAAAGCAATTACTATTATTAAAATATCTTCAGCCGGCTGGTGTAAGTTCTGAAAAAAGGTCATCATTTTTTACATTACCTATAAAATTATTTACTTTAGTGTTTTGACGGTCTTCTTTTTCAATATTATCACAACTTATATCAAAGAATTTTAAGTATGGCATTGCATGATTGATCATAGCATTGAATAGACTTGATTCGGTTGGATGACTGCTGTTTGCTTTCAATTCTATTTCATTTGATATGTCGTTAGAAATACGAACGCTGCTCATTCGACTAAAATTTAACGTTTGATCTTTAAAATCCACCTTAATGTTATCAACTTCTTCGCTATCAGAATTGATACCGATGAAATCTGAGATTTCTATGATGCTGTTTTGAGGATCTGGTTTTGAAAACAAATTTTTTAATTTATCTGTGATAGTAGGTTTGGGAGTAAAATATATATGTTCAGTTTTTTCTGATATTGGTTCATGATATTCCCCGTTTATAATTGCATCTGTTTCATCGAGTAAATGATTTTCCTTTTTTTGTAGTGTTGTCACATGGAGTTTATATATGGATTTTTCGTCAAATATTACGCTGAAATAATCGGCAGGAATAAAAGGGTTAATTTTATATGACAAACTAGGATCCAATTCTCTAAGTGCATCGCTAATTATTATTTTCAACTGTCCAACAATGGATTTGTTACCTAAATATTGAGCTATAACAAGAGCTTGTTTGGATTTTTTGTTGTATATAATTGAAAATCCATATGGCTTTGCTAATGCTTTATTTGCTCCAAAGGGTTCCGGTTCAGAAGTGGTATGATCTTTATCAACTGCTTCTCCATCCTCTCCGAAAGGTCCTGTATATATTATAGAGTTAATACGGTAAAAATTATGGACTCCATCTATTACGGACTCGTATTTTTCCAGATATTTAACCCTATAAACTCGTTTTTCTTTTTCCTGAACCTGATATTTCTCAATGCCATTCAAATAACTGTATAAGCAATCGCATAAGTTTATTTCGCTTGGAGGTATTTGCTTGTCTTGGGGTTTCTTTTTATTTGGATCAAGTTCTGTTTTAAAAAGATAAAGATTGAAAAAACATATGCTGATTTTTGCCATATATGTTACACCTCACGTAAAATATTTTCTACATAATACCACAAAAATAATCATATGTCAACAAAATCTGGAAACCAATTTAAAAATGCTAAAAATGGAGAAAAATCAGCAAAGAAGATCGCCTGACGGCCGTGAGGTGCCGAGCAGACGATTTTACATTCTTTGCATGATATAATAATACATCAGAAAATTGCCCCATACCTGCACCAGTTTAAATAATTTCTCCAAGCTCGGATGCAAGGGTTATCAGAAAATCGTGACGTATAGCCCGACCTGTGCGCTCGCAGTTCAGTGTATCACAATATATCATAGGGGTGCTTCCGCAGACATTCTGCATAATAAAACGCTGCTCGTGATCCGGAAATACCGCAAGCGCTCTGTCAACAGCAGCAACCCGCTTCCGCAGCAGAGCGGTATGCTTTTCAATCTGCTCCGTTACAGACTGAACGGGCTTGGATATCCCGCTGCCATGCACAGTGCAGTCAGGCGTACTGTATATCCTGTCAAATTCGATGGACTTTATTCGGCGCTTGTTATCCTCATAACTGCGTGCCACGGAAAGCACACGCTTGTAAACCTCTTTGTCAAGATATTTTGGTATGTATGTCCTCATTGTTTGTCGCTCCTTTTAATTTTGTATTCATTCTGTTTCACCGTCCATTTTTGCACCGCAGTTGGGGCAATATCGGTAAGACTGCCTAAATGCGTCAAACAACATTTTATTGCTTTCACCCTCAAAAGTGACCTCAAAGCATTCTCCGCATACATCGCATTCGGCTGTAGTGTAATTTCCGTAAAAATTCAACCATTTGCCATGCTTCACGGGTGTATCTCCCGCAGCCATCACACACGCAATAACCGCAATTACCGTTATACCGATGATAAAACCTATCAGTAATCCGCCCAGAAACATTATTCTTCACCGCCTTTTATCGTTCTGAGCAGCTCCATAAGCATTGTCCTTCGGTCACCGTAATTCATTCTGCGTTCCTCAGCCTTCGCCTTTTCGATATCCACCTTGCGGATTTCACGATTGCAGTTCGCAATCTCACTGTTTATAGCATCAGCAATGATTTCATTGCGTTTAACCGCATCAATAGCAGCCTGCAGCGCTTCTGCGTCCTGGTGGAATATTTCATCGTCGCCGTCATCGGTGTAATGACCCTCAGCTTCGGTTTTCAAATCCTCAAGATGACTTATGATTTGATTTTCATTCATTTTTGCATATCCTCCTAATTTCAATTTAAATGCCATTTTTAGGCGCTTTGTGTTTTGGTGTGGAATTTACCCTACCCACATCCGTAAAGTCTCATACAGCTCATTTTTATGGGCTTGTCGTTGATTTGACCGTGCTCATAGCATTCAGTTTCTGCAAAACAGTCTTTTCGGTGACGTTTTCGCTTCTTGCCGCAGATATCACAGCAAGCGCAGTCCTCAGTGCCTCGGTAACATCTTCGGGAAGTTTCAGCGGAGCCTTGCAGAGAGCTGCGCAAAGGCTCTCAGTCGCCTTGATAGCCTCCTGGTGCTTTCGGCACGCATCGACATAAAGAAATCGCTGCTTGATATCCTCGTTGTACTGAGACAGGAGGCGCTGCTTTTCGGCAGCAGCCTGCTCCAGACTTATGGCTTTGTTTTTGAACATCGCATATACGCCGCAAAGTCGTGCAAAATATCTGTACTCAGCCGCAGGAAACTCAGAGCAATCAATTACCTGACCCTTGCAGCCTGCATTATAGCAGTCGGTCTCCAGCTGCTTGAAAACAGCCGGATCAGAAAAGCATTTCTTCAATTTACACCTCCGGTTTATTGTTTTTTGCATACTCCATTATCCGCTCAATGTCGAAGGACGGCTGCCGTTTAGGTTGGATATTGTCTGATGTGAGCCACTTGACAATGGTTTCATAATGATTTGGGAATGGCTTCTTGCCGTTTGAATCGAGATACTGCCCGATCTTGGCAATGTAACGGTCTATTATTTCCTTTCCGTATTTTCCGCAAAGATCATTATATTGCTTTTCGGTCAGGTGTACGTTGGTGGTGGTTGTGCCCGTTCCGGGCACGGTATTATTATGTAATACACTACCACTATCACTATCATTTACAATATCAATGTCATTTTCAATATCAATATCACTACCAATATCACTATCACTATGCAAATTGATGCAAGTCATTGCATTTGTATGCTTTTGTATGCTTTTGCACTCTTTTTCGACGTCATTGTTAATAGCCTCGGCATCGTCATTTTTCTGCCATCGCCTTTTTGCGCTTTCGGCTCTTTTTTGGCATACTGTCTCATACTTCTGCAAGTCGCTGTCAAGCTGATTTGAAATGAAAGAAAAAGCCATTGCCGCCATTCCGTCAAGGTCGGGCAGCCTGCCTTCGTTCACATATTCAAAAATCGCCTTGAACAGCTTCCCTGCTTCATCGTCTGATAATCGTTCTATATGCTTTATATAATCCGCATAAAGGATAAAGCTCTTCTTTTTCGGCATTCAGACCACCTCAGAACGGAAGATCGCTGTCGCTCACAACTTCCTCAAAGTCCGAAAGGTCGGCAGGAACGGGAGCATGTGCAGCCGCTGCCGTATTGTTTCGCTGAGGAGGGGAAGAGCTTTTGTTTCCGCCGCTGTCACCGCCGAAATATGCGTGCTCCGCAAGCACCTCGGTAACATAATGCTTTACATCGGGGTAACGCTTATCGTCATAATTTCTCGTTCTGAGAGCACCGTCAATGCCTATCATCTTTCCTTTACAAAAGTATCTGCATATAAACTCCGCAGCCTGTCTCCATGCTGTACAGCTTATGAAATCAGTCTGACGTTCTCCGTTCTGGTCTTTAAATCCTCTGTCAACAGCTATATTAAAGCTGCAGGAAGATATGCCGGACGCAGTCTGCCGCAGCTCAGGGTCTGATGTAAGACGTCCCATTAAACACACTCTATTCATGTTGCACCTCCTAAAATTTTGGCTATCATATAGCCTGTCATACGCTTGTCGCAGAATACGAAATCAACATCATACCGCTGACCAATGGTAAAGAGTATCTTGAAAAGCTGCTTCCCGCTGACCGCTTTGGGAGACGTCCTGAGGCGGGGATTTACCCACCCCTGAACATCTGCAAGTGTCTTGATATTGCTTCCGTGTTCGCAAAGAATAATGATCTTTATCCCATTTTCCCGCGCACGTTTAAGCTCATTGATGAACCTTTCGTGCTGCTGGCAGACATTACCGCATATTTCCTGTAAATTCTGCTTGCGGTCAATTACGACCCTCGGATTGTCGAGGCTCATATAATCGCCTACATAAAGCTTTGACGTATAATGCTGAATGCCTGTTTCATCAAAATAGCTCACTATCTGTTTAATGGCTCTGGATTTTTCTCTGGTATCAATCTGTATAGTCACTTTTAAACTCCTCCGAGGTCAGGACCTTGTCAAGCTGTTTAGTGAATTTACAGTAATCACAGTGTCCGCATCTGGTCGGTTCTTCCTTTCCAGACTTTATTGCCGCATATCTTCCGATGTTCGCCTTGACTATCTCCATCGCCGCATCAAGCTCAGCCTGATCCAGACTTATGACCTGTAAGTCGGTCTCCTTTTCCTTTGTGGCTGCAGCAAGGACAAAGGGGAGAGTTTCCCCTGTGTTCTGCCTTACTATCTCCTGATATACAGCGCCCTGAATGTCATAGCCCCATGCTTCATAAAAGCTGAGCCTGCCTCTGCCGTTTACATATATGGGGGAAAAGTCCTTTATGACCTTGAGGTCAACTATGGTCTTGTGCTCCCGATAGCTGTCAATTTTTATCTTGACAGGCACGCCTTCGATCTCGCCCACCATAATTTTCTGCTTTTCGCCGTCCATAGCCTTCATGAAAAAACTGTCCCGTTCAATGCGGTTGATTATGTAATTCGCCTGATTATATTCAGCTTTCAACGTGCCGTCTCGCTTGAATATTTCAGGGTTCTTTGCCTTGAAGATATCAAGGGTGCCCTCGAAATGTGCATCGACATACGAGCCTACGAGCAGTGCGGTAGTCTTTTCGGGAGCATATTCACCGTGCAGCTCCGCAAGGGCTGCTGCCTCACATTTTTCAAAGCTCTTGAACTGAGACACACCCATATATTTTAGATTGTTCTCCGATGAAAAATAGTCGGCCTGAGTTACGCTGTGGGGTATCATAAATATGTTACCTCCATTTCTGCACTGTCTGTTGTCCTTGTGGCGATGAACTGCACACCCTTTTCCCTGCACTTGTTGTACAGCTTTTCACGGTTCTCGGCACTGAGCTTTTCCGCACCGTCAATGAGGATTATCTGTAAATTGTTGGGCTTGCTCAGAGCAACGTCAACGCAAAGCTCAAGCTGTTCACCCTCGGAAAGATTGGAAACGGGAAGACCGTGTATAAGGGGTATGCCGTTCTCCACCGTGAAGCCCTCAATGGGGATAGAAGCGGTTTCAAGTATCTTTCCGGGAAGACTGCGGGCAAGCTCTATCTTGGCTGTAAGCTTGTCGGAAGCAGCTGTCAGCTCCTTGACCTCTGCCTGCATAGTTTTCATACGGTTGTATTCGTTGATATACTTCTTCATCTGCTCGGCATGTGTTGCCTGCTGTTCAAGGGGAGCCGTGTCAACGGGTGTTTTGTCAGCATATTCATCTGCGACCTTGATGTCAGAATCAAGCCTTGCCACATTTTCGTTATAACGGCTCTCGGCAAGAGCAATCTTATCAGCAAGGATACCATCAAGAGAGGCAAGCTTGTTCTCATTGGCTGCGATCTCCGCTTTCATGCGTTCGATAGATTTCAGAATAGCTTCACGCTGATTGGATATCGCCATCTTCTCGGCAGCTACAGCGGATTCCTTTTCGCCCTGAAAGCCCCTTATCTTGTTGGCATAACTGTCCTTGAACGCCTTTGCACGCTGAATACGGCTGTTGTGTTCCCTGGCACTGTTTATCTTCTTATACGCTTCTGCAAGGTCGAAATTCTCCCATTCCTCCGCATTGAAATGTTCGGGTATATCTTTGGCGATATCCTCGATGAACGCCTTCTGATTGCGGATATCACGGTTGATGTCCTGCCTGCGCTTGAAGTAGTCTCCGTTTTCAGACTGGATATCCGAAAGTACCTGCAGTATGTTCTGGCTGTAATCAATGCCCTGCGGTATCTCACCGAACTGCTGACTTATCCAGTTAAGGTCCCAGGGAAATTCGATGAGGTCAAGAATGGCCCTGTTCTGCTCCTTTTTGGTCATCTGGGTAAAAGCTACAGGGTCAAGCTGCAAGGGCGTAAAGAGCTGCTTGAGAAAGTTTTCGGGAGAAGATACCTCTTTGCCGCAGTCCTTTACGGATTTATAATCAGCCTGCTCGGTGCGCTTCTTACGGTTGATGTAAATGCCTGTGTCAGTCTCAACGATGATCTCGCCTTCTTTTTCACCCTTATGGATAACATAATCACGGGAACTTCCGTTTGTAAGGGCGTATCTGATAGAATCAATTACCGAGGTCTTGCCTGTGCCGTTTGTTCCTGTGATCTCGACAGACCTTCCGTCAAGCTCGGTCTCGGTGATGCCAAAAAGGTTCTTTATTTTTATCTTAGTAGCTTTCATTTTTCATATCCTCCGTTACAGTTCGATTCTTTCGGCGGGCTGAATGTCCTCAGCCTCGCCCTCAACGTGTACGCCCATAAGCACCTCGGGGCAATAGACCCTTGCAAAGAATGACGATGCCCTGTATGCAAGCATAAGCTCGGGCATATTCGTCCATTTTGGGTTTTTACTGAGCCACCCTTCGGCTCTTGCCATCTTCAACGTTACTTCGGGACCTTCCACCCTGTCGCCCGTGTCAGCCCATAACGCCGAAAGATAGCAGCCACGGTCATCTGTGCCCTTTGTGCCGATATATACAGGGCGGACGCTTCCGGGCTTGAATTTTCCACAGCCCTCAATAAGTGCTTTGCAGGCTTGTCCGCTCCATGAGGGCTTTCCTTTGACCACATAAAGGTTTTGCATGACCATCATTGGAGATACACCCATTCTGTCAGCCATATCTACAGCGATGGCGCAGTCGGCAGGCTTGTTTTTGTAGTTATCGGGTATTATATCCGCTGTAGAGATTACCTTTGCGAGCTTATATGCCCTTGAAAAATCAGCAACTATATTTGTGGAAGGCTGCTGTACAATTTCCGATATTGCGGCGCTGCTCTGAGCAGGAGCCTGTATTATGTCGTTTGTTTCCATTTTTATTCCTCCTCAAAAAGTGACATTTGTTCGTTGGTTTGGGGGATATCCTGCCATTTAACACCTATGTAGTCAAGGACACGCCCCCAGCCGTATTCTGTGCCGTCCTCGTCTTTGCAAACATGGTACATCCAATATTCCCAAGCTTTGGGATTGGCTTCCCTCAGACGGTCAAATCTATGCGGACGGGCTTCCATATGTATTCCGAAACCGCATATATCACAGCCTGTCCTTTGTGCCTTGGTCGTGTACAGGGTGCCGTTTCCTTTGCGCTCAATGGTGCCGTATATCTCGGGAACGGGGACGTGCAAATCTAACGCCAGCTGCAAAATATCCTGCCTGTTGAATATGGCAAACGGAGCGGAACGGACCGTATCTTTGCCATAATAATTACAGCCGTGCATTTTTAGTGATTTTTCACGCCTGCCGCCCTCCGAAGCCATAAGCCCCAGATAAGGGAAGCTGTTATGCTCTTTCGCCCAATCGTCGCATGGCTTTTCTTTCAGCCAATAGCAGCACTGCGAACTGACTTTGAACGGCGGCGTTTTGTAATTAACGCCCTCGTTTTCGTTTTCATATCCGCCGAAAAGATACAGCCATTTTAACGGCAGCTTCATTCGGCTGTTCTTCTGCCACCCGCCGTATTCTCCCGTTTCGCCCGTAATGATAGCGTGTCGGATAGTAGCATTATTTTCGGTCGGGTTCTGCAGATGCTCGATTTTCGCCGCTTTTTCCTTACTGATAACGGGAAATCCGTATTCCTGCAAAATCCTGTGTTTGGAGTATGGCTTTCCGTCCTTGTCTCGGGACGTTTTCAACTGTATAACACCGAGCTGTTTATGTATGCGCTGAATGCTCCTGTCCTCAATGCTTGAAACTGATATTGCAGGAACGTCAATGCCTATACTGCGAAGAAAAAGCAGCAGGGTAATGCTGTCAAGTCCGCCCACAGACACATGACAGTTTGCGTAATATTCTCCCACGGGAGAAGTGATGGTATTATAAAAATCCTTTGCCATTTTTGCGGCGTGAGACAATTTCGATTCATACGGCAACTGCTGTAACTGCAGGAAACGCTGAATATTTTCGTCAATGTGCTCCCGTTCCTTGCGTACAAGGACGTTTTCCTTGTACTTCTTTGCGCCGCTCCTCGGGGTGATCTGCTCGTCCTCGATCAGGGTGAGTTGTTCCATCAGTCCCTTGCCTCCCCGTAAATCCTGCGGTAACATGAAACGCAGTAGCACAGCCCGAGAGACTTGTAAAACGCCTTGCGCCTGCCGCATTTGCGGCATAGGCATATTTTGATTTTCATCTTGACATTCTCCTCATTATCTGCTATAATGCAGATGATAATATATCTGTTTATTATTTTTCCTCCGCCTGACCTCGGCTGCAACCGAATCAGGCGGATTTTTTATCCCTGCACAGGGCAAGCCACAAACTCTACCCTGTCCGGAATGCGTCCTGTAAGCGTCATTGCAATCGCATTGGCAGTAGGTTCAAGCCCCTCAGTGCTGTACGCCTGTGTGCGGAATTTGATGACCTTGTTGCCAAAAAAGCACTTGGCTATGTACATCTTCATTCAGCATCTGCCTCCTTCTGAATTTTTGTCCCCTGTTCCATCGCTCTGATGAGCCTTGCGATAGTATCGGCAAGGGCATCAGCAGAAGGCTCCTGCTTGATGTTTACGGGTCTTGTGTTTGCTGTCTGCTTAGTCATATTATCACCTCATATCCTTTCTCAGTGTGTAAAAATCTCGAAGCCCTTTGCAGGGGAAACAAACTTGTAAAGAACGATCTGACATTCTCCGTCAGTGTCCTCAGCGTGCTCCTCCGCAGCTTCTCTCGCTTCTTCCTCGGTGTCATATTCACCGATAAGACCATAATCCTCGTAATGGTCCCATAGACGATATTTTTTCATTGCTCTCACCTCACAATTCGATGATATGATTTATTCCCTTGTTTTGATCTCTGAGCACAATGTATTTCTTACCGTTGTACTCTGTGAATTGACCTAAAAAGACAAGATTGCACAGGTGCTTTCCCGGTTCTTTTGTTGCGTTTGCTGTTTCAAAGCTTGACACTGTTCCCCAGATGCATCCAGCTTCCTTAGTGTTAATGCAGAAGTTGTTGGAATCTATCATTTTCTCACTTCCCTTCTTTATCTGTCCTGTTTTTCACACAGATAATGTGTTACACTGAAAATGGCATTATGCCGACCGAGCAAAAAGCTGCTCAAACTGACAGTTGGGGAAGAACTCATTCTTTATTGTGAAAGCTTCCTCTACGGTAAACGAGCTTTTTCCTGTAATCTTTGCTCTGAGGGTATCCCGTGTTATCCCGAGCCTCTTTGCAATGTCAACATAGTTAATATGTGCCTTTGCGATCTCGCCTATAAGATTGCTGTATTCCATATGCTTTTCTCCTTTCATTTGAATAGCTTTATTATGCAAACGCATAATTTATGATTTAATTATATTATTCAACTGCATAAAAGTCAATAGTTTTTCTGTAATTTATTACGCATTTGAATAACTTTGTCGCTATGCACAAAAAATTATGCAGTTCTTTGTTTGTGACAATGAAATTATACGCATTTGCATAAATTTGTTGACTTTTGTTTTCTTTGGTGATATACTTATGATAATTTAATAGGAGGCGTCAATTATGGCAATCGGAGCAAAGCTAAAACAAATACTGGAGGACAGAGGGCTGAAAGCAACAGACATAGCTGCGCAAACAGGACTGTCCGCTCAGACTATATACAGTCTGATTTCACGTGACAGCAACAAGGCGAGTATAGATAATCTTATAAAGATTTGCGGTGCTCTTGGGATTACAGTTGAAGAGCTAAATCAGTATGATCTGAAAACTAAAAGTAATGCTTTACTCAAAATATCGGTTACTGATCATGAGAATAAAGTAATTACAGCCTACCGTGACAAGCCTGAAATGCAGGGAGCTGTTGATAAGCTCCTTGAAATAGAGCCTGCACGCAGAAAAATTGATATATCCGCTTACAAGCAGAATATAGCCGCAGGAACAGGAGAAGAAGGATTTACACCTGAGAAGTTCAAGGAGGTTGACGACTTTGCAAGACAAATCGCAGAACTCGAAGCCAATGAATCTGATTGATCTCTACCAGTTTGCAAAGGATAATGACATAAAGGTGGTAGAAACTATCAGCCCACAATGCAAAGCAATTTCCATGCTGTCACCGCAGGGAGAGTGCTACATAGGTATTGATTCAAAATCAATGAAGAGTGAGCGTGAGGAAAAGCAGTATCTTGCTCACGATATAGGGCATTGCATGAAGGGTGCATTTTATAACCCATATTCACCTTTTGACATTATTGAGAAGCAGGAGCATCGTGCAAATGCCGAAGCGATACATTACCTTATTCCCAAGCAGGAATTGATAAAAGCGATGAAAAGCGGCGAGACCGAGGTATGGCAGCTTTGCGAATACTTTGACGTCGATGTAAAGTATATAAAGCTTGCTTTTTGGGTGTATTTTGATAAAATAATTTAAACTTTAAAGTAAGGACGTGACATTATGGCAAAATGTAAGAGCTGCGGAAAACATGGACTATTTTTAAAATTAAACAGTGAAGGTCTGTGTGAAGACTGCGAAATCATAAAGGAAATCAAATCAAAGCCGTCAGCTACAAGCAATGATGTAAATAAGCTGCAATCGGCGAGAGCAAGGGTCTATGGGACTGACTTGCTGGAAGCTACCTGCGTTGGATATCATTGCGGAGAATGTGCAAAATATGTTAACCGAGTTTATTCTCAAAGTGGTAAAGACAGCAGGTTTCCCAAACTACCTGATTATATCAAAAAACATTCCGATCACTGTGGAATAATGCTTTATCCTTTTGTATATGGTGTGAATTATATGGTAGATGTTTATACAGGAAAGACTTTGACGGATAAACAAGTTGTTGAATACAGTAATCGCCCTTACACCGATTCACGCCCGCCTGAATGGAGGGCAGGGTATCGAAGACTTGAAGCAAAAGCCAATAATAAGAGAAACTGTCAGGATGAGTACCGTGAAATCTGTCAGAAGCTGCCTGATATTGCGCCTAAAAGCCAGGCGGGATATACACGAATGAAAAAAGCTGCTTCTGCTAATTTCAAAAAAATATCAGAAGCAGCCCGTGAAGCCGGAATAACTATTCATGATTTCGAAAATGAAGATTGACAATTAAGGAGAGTGTACTCAATGAAAAAAATAATATCAGCTGTTCTTGCAGCCGTGTGTGTGATGTCAGTTTTTTCAGCGTGCGGCAGTGAAGCAGCACCAAATACCGAGGTGTCTGTTTCCGAATCCGTGTCCGAAAAGGAGCAGAGCAGTGACAGCGTTATCAGAAATATTAAATGGGGTATGTCAATAGACGAAGTGAAAACCTCCGAAACTGCTGAATTTGATAGTGAAAAGGAAAATAAAAGCCTGCGCTATAAAAACATTGATATGTTCGGTCAGAAATTTGATTTGACATATGCTTTTGATGTATCTGACGGTTTATATTCGGCTGTATATGGCAGTCCTGATCTTATGCCCGATGATGCGGCAGCTCTCCAGAAGTCAATAATAGACACATTGACAGAAAAGTATGGAAAAGGTGAAGACGGCAGCCCGTTGTATGATCTTATCTGGTATTCCGGTGATACTAAAATATCACTTTTTATCGGTACACCAAAGGACAATGATACCCTTACATATTTCAGAATATGGTATCAGAAAGATGATGATGCAGCCAGCAGATCCGATAATGGAAATCTTTGATTTATAAATAAAAATCCCCGCTCGATGTTGCAGCACCGAACGGGGGAAGAAGCTGTGATACAATCACAACCTTAGACAAGCTTATTGTATCACAGCTCCCTGAAAATGTCAAGGAGTGATAACAAATATATGAAAACCGCCGTAATATACGCCCGATATTCATCGGACAAGCAGACAGAGCAGTCCATTGAAGGGCAGCTTTACGACTGCTACAACTACGCCAAGTCAAACAATATCACGGTAATAGGCGAGTACATCGACCGAGCTATGACAGGCAGAAATGATGATCGTCCCGACTTCCAACGCATGATAAGTGACAGCGCAAAGCATACCTTTGAGCTTGTGCTTGTGTGGAAGCTTGACCGCTTTGCCCGTTCTACCGAGGACGCTGCCTACAACCGAGGAAAGCTCAAGCGTAACGGTGTGCGCCTGCTCTCAGTCAAGGAGGACTTCGGAGACAGTTCCGCAGGCGACCTGATGATGCACGTCATGGAGAGCTTCAACGAATTTTACAGTGCCGACCTTCGGGAAAAGACCGTCAGAGGAATGCACCAGAGCGCACTTAAATGTCAGAGCACAGGCGGGCAAATTCCTATCGGCTACAAGATAGAGGGCAAAAAGTATGTGATAGATGAATCTGCACGATTTATCCCGGAGACTGTTTTCAGAATGTATGCAGAGGGAAAGAGACTGGCAGAAATAGCCCGATATCTGAATGAAAAGGGCTATCGGACCCGCATGGGCAGGAAATTTACCACAGGAAGCTTTTACACAATGCTCAGCAACGAAAAATACATAGGCGTGTATAAATACGGAGACGTCCGTATTGAAGGAGGATATGAAGCTATGATTGACCCTGTTTTATTTGATGCAGTTCAGAAAAAGCTTGTTGAAAACAAGAAGCGTGCGCCGAAGATTTCCGAGCGTGAGAATTTTTATCTCACAGGCAAGCTGTTTTGCGGTCATTGCGGCGAACCGATGAACGGCATGAGCGGCAACAGCACCAAAGGAAAGCATTTATATTACCGCTGCAACGGAGTGCGCAAGCATACAGGCTGTGATAAGCGCACCGAGCGGAAGGAAGAACTTGAAAATGAGATCATCGGAGCAATTCAGAGAGCCTTTGCCAATGCTGACCCCGAAGAGCTCACAAGAAAAGTGATTGAGAATTATGAAAAGAATTCTCGTCCTGCCGATCAGGTGAAGGTAATGAAAGCCGAGCTGCAGAAAATTACAAATAAGGTTGATAACGTTGTCAATGCCATTGCCGAAATGGGCGGCAACGAAACATTATACACTCAGCTCCGACAGCTCACCGAGCAGAAGGAGCAGAAAGAGACCGAGATCCGTATAGCAGAACACAAAGCCGATGATATGCCCACGGTTGAACTTGTAAAGAAAATACTTGACCTTATTCAGAACGCCGATACAATGACCGACGAGGGCAGGCAGCTGCTCATTGACGGAGCTGTCAGCCGCATATATGTGTACGATGACAGCCTGGATATCTATTTCAAGGGTGGCAAGAACACAGAAATCCCACTAAATCCCGCAAATAAAGATGATGTATCAGATAATTCGTTCGCCTGCTGCAAGGAATGGGGAGCCAAAACAAAAACATACAAACCGTTTCGATAATATGCGGCTGTATGGTAATCAAAAAGCGTCGGGAATAACTTCTCGGCGCTTTTACTTTTCCCTAAGATTACAAGGAAAAGGTATCTGCTGAATTATCCGAGCAGGAAGCGGACAGGCAGGAGCTTATTGAGCTTAGAGATCTTGTGTATAAGCTGCAAAACAGCAGCGGTGCTGAACCTGAGATAGAAAATGCCGATAAAATTCAGCTGCCATATACAACGAAGCAGAGAGTTGTAATTTTTGGCGGTCATGCAACATGGCTCAAGGCAATAAAGCCGATGCTACCCAACGTTAAGTTTATTGACCCATATACAAAGCCGGATGCAAACCTCATAAGACACGCTGATGTTGTATGGATGCAGACTAACGCTATGCCCCATTCCTTCTACGGAAAGATAATGGGAATTGTCCGTCAGAGGAAGATACCCGTAAAGTATTTTGCGTATGCAAGTGCGGATAAGTGTGCAAAGCAGCTTGCAGAGGACGATATGAAAATTGTTACAGACCAATAA